GTGGGCTCGGAGATGTGTATAAGAGACAGCATTATTAGTAATAGTAATCAAATCATTATTATATGTATTACTAACTTTAAATGTTAATTCACCTTTTGGTAAACCATACTTTTTAACTGCTGCAGCATAAACTTTATCAAAAGCATTTTTAACATCAGAACCTTTTGTGTTACTATCTTTATCAGCCTTTGCAAATAAGTCATCACCAGTTATTAGCTCGTTAGTATCTTTATCTGATCCAAATGCTAAGTCTGACATTCCGCTGTATGTAACTGCTACATCAGGCCTTACGTTTACTTTTCTGTTATCCTTAACTTGAATTTCTTGCAGAGTTTCTTTACCATCCTTAGTTACTTTTTTAAATACTTTTCCGTCTTTTACAACTACGTTCTTTTTTCCGCCTGCCTGACTTTCAATTCTTGATTTTAATTTAGCAGGCATTTTATTGTAAGCATCTTCAGTAAGCGCTATGTTTTGTGTTTTAGTTTTCTTGTAATTGCCGCCAACACTTTCTCTCATGTTTTCAATTGTAACAGGATCTCTTCCCATTATATTAAGAACATTGTTTTCCATTTCATCTTCACTTAATGGAGAGCCATTTTGATCACGAGTAATTAATTGTAAAACTTCTGTTTCTCCATCTTTGTTCAAAACAGTAACCTCTAATCCAAATGAATCTTTATTTCCATCACCATTAGTATCTAACTCTAATTCTTCTGAAAACTCTTTAACTTGATTATAGCCATTTTCATTGGTATAGACACTTGAGTTTTTAAGTTGATTTAGGGTTTTTACTCTTTCATTACCCCCAGATGCTATTCTACTAGCTACTTCAAAATCTCCTTTAAATTTTTCTTTTTCTTTCTTGTCTTCTCTGGCGTTTTCTCTGTCTTGACTAAACTGACTATCTCTGTCACCCTTTTGAATTTTCTTTTGTAAAGAATCAACATATCCTTTTCTAGCAAATGCGTGTGATGCTTCAATTTGTTCATCACTCATTTCTGTAACCATTTTGTTGTTATTGGCTACGGTTTGCTTAGTGTATTTTTTTACTGTATATTCTTTTTCTTTAAAATTTTCATCTATCCCAATTATTGTAATTGTTTCATTACTTACATCTTTACCGCTATTATCATACAACTTATCTCCATCCCATTCGTTAAACGGAACAACCTGACCTCCTATTCCATTGTCTACAAATAAACTGGCAGTAGCATCTATAGTTCCGTATTTTGAAGCGACTTCTGTTTCGATAAATTGCCCCATCCCTGGCCTCTGTCTTAAATCATCAACAATATTTCCACTCATGTTATCTATTCTCATCATTTCTTGATAAGAAACGGCCCCTGGCCCTTGAGAAAATTCTTGAATATCTTTAGTTAAATAAACTCTTTGAGCTCTAGTATTGTTATCATGCTTTAAAGCCAAAACACTTGTGGTATTTTCTCCTTCGGCAAGCACCGGGTTGCCTTCATCGTCTAACACTGGCTCATAAGTACGAGTTTTGGGATTAATTTTCATTTTATAAAAACTAACAGTACCCATTCCTTTATCGTCTATTCCAAAATCCACTCCAGATAATGTTCCAATTTGAGTAACTAACTTTTGGTTTGCAGCTTCTACTCCGCCAGATATCGGTGGTACAAATGTTTGTGATATAACATTACCCTTCTCATCTTTGTTATCTTTATAATAACCCTTTGCTCGTTTTTTAGTTAACTCTAATTCTTCTCCAAATTTATTTGTAAAATCTATAAAAGTTTCAAATGTTTGTTGACCGTTTTGTTCAAAAATTAAATTGTCATCAGGATTTAATGATCCTATTCTAACTAATTTTTCTTGAGTTAACCTTTGGTTTTTGTAAGTTTCAAGAGCTTCTAATATTTTTGAGTTAGCTGTTTCATTGTCGCCAAGTTTACCTTTGGCAAACTCCTCTGCTTCTCTTATTTCTTTTTGAGTGTTTTGCTTAAGAGCAAGTCTTTCTGCGTCTATATTTTTTTTCCAATCCTGAACACCTTGAATTCCTGCATCTATAGCTGCAAACTTAGCCTCTAATTGGTTTCCTCCAATTAAATCTTTTGCTAATGCTGCTTTCGATGCTTCTAATGCATTACCCATTTTGTTTATTGTTTTTGGTTAAAAATACCACCGGCATTAAATAATTGTGAAAAATAATCTCCAAACTCACCTCCGCTTGCCGCACCACTACTTATTTTTTGTTCTGGAGTCATAAATTGAGAAAAATCCACCCCAAAAACATTAAATTTATTAATTCCATCTTGAAGATTAGCCTGAGCTTGAGTGCTTGTGTCGCTGGGGTTAGTACTTGTCCCTGCATTTGTAGAGGCATTTTTAATGTTAGCTATTCCCGCAACAGCGTCTTTTGCTCCACCTAAGAAGTTTCCAATACCTGATAAAACTTTTCCAGCTCCAGTTTGTCCTCCAAACCCTTCTGTCCCAAAACCTTCTATTGTCCCGGCTCTTTTAATAGCGTTAAAATCACTAGCTTTAAAATCACCATAACCTTCTAGTCCTTCAATTTGTCCTAAAGCTTCTGACTTAGATATTCCTTGTTTTTCTGCTAAAGCATCTACTGCTTTTCCTTCCGCACCTCCAAAAGCTCCTATTGCTGACGTTAATCCCGCAACACCTGCATTTATAAATGAACCAGTGGCAGATGCTTCTAGTGCATTTGCCTCATTCCTCTTGGCTTTAGCCTCTAAACCTGCTGCTGCTGCTCTGTCATCTTGCAAGGCTGCAATTCTAGCTGCATCCATTTCGTCAGCTTTGGCTCTTTGCATGTCAATGTTAAGCTTTTGCATTGCCATTTTGTCGGCAATCTGACCAGTTCCTATATCTTGTACTTGTTTTACTTTACCTGCAGTTGCAGCAACACCTCTTTGGTCTCCTTCTTGAGCAGCTTCTAAAAGCTGAGATCCCTGTACGTTTGATAGTTGAAGTTGTTTGTCGTAAATATCAGTTGTAGCTCTAATTGCATCATAAAAGTTTTGCTCTAATCTAGCTACCGACTCTTGCTCAAGTCTTTCTTGTTCAATTTCTAATCTTCCTGCGGCTCTTGCCGCATCTTTGCCTGCATCAGCTGCTAAAAAACCTTTTGCTGCTTGACCTCCTACGGCTATTACTGCACTTGTTACTGCTGCCATGTTATAATTTTTTAATCATTTCTGCGTTATATGTATCTCCTTTGGTATATCCATTTTTTTCATAAACTTCAATTAAAGAATTTGATTTTAATAACGCGTAGCTATATTTGCAATTACTTAATTTTAAAGTATGAGTTAAAACTTGTACCAAAAAACTCAAAGCCTCTTTTCTTTTTTTTCTGTCTTTATACTCAAAATTAGAAACAATCCAATCGCACCACCCTACTTTTGAGTTAGTCACATATATATACCCTGCGCAAACAGGAATTTCTTTATCATAAACTATAAAACCCCCTTTTCCATCGTTTGGCAAAAAGTCTTTTAATGGAGCTGTCCATTTCCAGTCTTTCCACCATTTTGTTAAAATGGATTGATAGTCATTTTCATTTAATTCTCTTATAGTAAATTTCATTTACGCAAAGATACAAAAAACTAAGGATTACTTTTAAACACTTCGGAATCAACTGTAAAAAGTTCTACAGCCGTCTTGCTATCATTTGTTATTTTAAACTCCAAATAATACCCTGTTGCTCCATAAGATTCGGCAACAGGATCTTTTAATACCAATATATAGGCGTTAGAAGGCACTACAGAGCCCACTGGCAAAAAGTCTGTAGCATCTACGGAAAGTGTTTTTCGGTCGCTACTAATAGCTGTTATTTCGCCCACAGCGATAGGACTACTATATGTGTTTCCCGCAATTAACAAGCTGTAATTTAATTCATCCCCTATAGATATTAAAGAGGACACTCTAAAATCAAATTCTATTGTTATAGTACCAGGGGAAGAACCTGTTGTAGTAACAAAACTACCAATTCCTTGAGTTGATCTTAAAGCTAAATTTTCTGATCCTGATATTCTTTTTATAAAAGCGAAGAAACTTCCTTCTTTTTTTACAAAATCACTAGCAGGCATAAACCCTGCTCCTAAATCTGTTGTGATGTTAATATCCCAATTGTCATCACTTTCAAGCTCTATTGTTTTAAATACTTTTACAGTTGTTGGTTCTTGGTTAAAAACACCCGTTAGTGTAGAATCATAATCTTCTCCATAATATCGGTTTCTAATAGGGTTTGTATTGTGTCTATATAAATTGCCGCTTTTAAAAGTATACAAATATTGATTCATTCCTAATATAAAATCAGGAAAGTAGCTATAAAAAGATGGCCACCCCTTTACTGTTTCGCTATATGTTACTGTATAATTTTCTGGCATAATTTTTTTTTTAAGGGCCTACGCAAGTCTGTATGTTACTTACAACGCCATTTGTTACTGTTATTACTTGATTATTATCCATTAAATAATTTTGATCTGTAGCTCTGTTAACTCCATTCTGATCTAAAAACACAAAGTTATTAAGCACTGGGTAAGTATTTGTGCCGTTTCTAAACTGCGCAAAATAATAAGTTTCAGATGTAGTACCACAATTTATGCCAGTCGCGCCTCGTGCCTGTCCAGTAAAAGAAGGTAAGGGAGCCTGACACTCAACTTCTAAATTCCATCCTGTTGTATCACACGGCCCTAAAACCTGAACTGTTATTAAACCTGGTAATCTATTTGGTTTTGGCAACACTAAAGTGCTATATTCATTTACGCCACCTCCAACAAAATCTCCTGTTTGAATTGTAACTGATTGAGGGGATGGAGTTCCCACTAACCAGCCTGTAGCGTCAAAGCCATCATAAAAAATGTAATTTCTAGTGTCAGGAGCTGCAGGAACACAAGTATTTGTCGAATTACCTAATATAGTAAAGGAATTTGCAACTCCACTTGTTGATTGCCTATTTCCATCTGTAGGGCTCATTAGCCTGTTATAGTATACTCCGTCATATAACACTCTTATTCCATCTGGAATGCTTGCGGGATTAAAATGAATTAATACCGCGCCTGTGTCGCCAGTGCTAGTTCCTGCAGTAAACGCTAACTGATAAAGTCCATTATTACCCCCTGGCGGGACAATAGTACCCCCGCATGGGATACCACATTCTTCGCATATAACCGTTGGCCCTAATATGCCAGCCAGTTGTTGACGATAGTTTCCATCACTTTGATAAAATCCGTCAGGTGCTTTAACCAAAAGGTTTTCGTCCTCATAAACTGCAGATGCAGTTAAAAAGTCACTTGAATCTATATATTTATTTTGTAAGCTCATAATTTAATTTATTCGATTTCAATGGTTGGACAACATTCTGTATAGTCAAAAGTAAAAGTAAAATCAACTCCACTTCCACCATTATATCCTAAATCAGTAATTACACATGGATTATCTAAATCATTACCTGTAGTTTCATAATTTCTTATCTCTACTGTTCCTGCATTGCCATTGCCATTGTTTTGAGTGTTTCTCATTTCTAAAGTATTTTCACCCCCTAAAATAAAGCTAGGATTAAAATGATACGTCACCATTCCAGTCAAAGGACATGAAAAGTCAGGAACTGTAACTTGTTTATTTGTGTCTAAATCTCCAATAAATATAGATCCAATTTGTGCGTTTTGATTTAAATCTAAAGCTCCAATAAAATTGTTATTTAAATACACGTCAAAATTATCATCTCTAGCGGAGTTGCTATTACATACCTGTAAAACAAATGTTTTATCTGGACATAGTGGAGCTGATCCGCAATCGCAGCAAGCATCTGTAGGACTTGTAGCGTTATAACAAAGTTCAATCGGAGTAGGCTCTCTCAAATCCCAAACCAAGTACAAATAACTTTCAGCGGGAGTATAGTCAAAATCAGCCTCATACTGCGTGCCATTTAAAACTATTGGTGTTGCCGTGTTTAGTAGTGGCAACAATGTATTTATTTGAGTTTCATCATAGTTTGTGTTGCTAGCCAAGTATTTAAATTTATCTTTTAATGGATCAAACACATATGTTTGCCCTGGACTTGAACTAGCCTGCATTTTTATTGTAGCTGCATTAGGAGGTAAGGCTCCAAACGAAGCTTCACCCGTAGTTTCTTGAAACAATGAAACTCCTGTATCTTGTAATATTACACTGTTTGTACTATATGGGCTTAAGTCTGTAGCCAACTCCCATCTATATCTTACAGTGGTGCTTAAAGTAACATCGCCATTAAAGTTAACTACTATTTCTTTTACTGTTACTAAATCGCCAATTGGACAAGCAAAAGAAGCTGTATATGTAGCCGAGCCCACAGGAGTTATCACGACAGAAGCATCAGTTGGGTTGTTTAATGTTTTATCAAAGCTAACAGTGCTTGCTCCATTTATATTTCCGTTAAACTGCTCTACACTGTTCCACGTGACAACCACATTTATTTCTCCTGAGGTTACATTAAAATCAAAATCAACAGGCCCTATAATGGTGCTTAAATTTATAAGACCATCATAAACTGCACTTGAATCATTAACGTCCAGCACATAACCACAGGCTCTCTCAACAGGAGGTTGTGGAATTAATGATGTGTTTGAACTCAACACATACTCATTCATATAAGGATCAAATCCACCTAATTTTTGAGTTTCAAATGAGGTGGTAAATAAATCTCTAAACCAAGAGCGCATTCCAACTGTAGATATTAAACTTAATTGATCTGACTTAGCAGAACCTCCTTTTATTTGAATTACTGCACTTCTTTTTGAGTCAGTAAAAAAGACATCATACCCCCATGAAGTAAAACTTTCTGGGTTGTTGCTTATCCCGTACTCTTCAAGCCTTGCAAGTTGAGTTCCCAAAACTTCAGGAACTGAAGTAATCGCACCACCAGCCGCTGCATCTGATAATAAATTTTTACCAACTAACAAATAAGAAACTTTATCTTCTTGTAATGTTAAAATATCGGTCTGTCTTGCATGCATTACTCTAATAGGCCCATAAGCTGTCTCTAAAGTTTTAAAGTTAGAAAGAGCCAAATTAAACTGATTTAGTTTATTTAAGTTTGATTCTTGATTAAAAACTCCACTATAGGTTACATCTGCAAATCGTTCCGCTCTTTGATATTGTTCTTCAGATACGGACGTGACTTTTTCTCCTAGTTGTATAAATGGTTTAGTTAATCCCGACAATACAAAGTTTTCTTCTACACCATTACCAAATGTGTAGCAATTAAAAAAGCTTAAATCAATAATTGCAGGTTGAGATGCTGTTTGATTTTGGTCAAAGTCACCTGTTCCTGACATATGATATCCACTTACAACATCAAAAGCTTGTTCGTTTTCATAATACAACTCATCGTTTGCTTCTAAAGGTTCTGTTTCAAAAACAGTTAAACTTGATGCGCGCTCAAGAGTAAAACTTACACTACAGTAAGATCCTCTTTTATTAGGTGATCCACACTTTGGAGTACCTGCTGACCACCATAAAAATAACTGATTGTTATCAACTCTTCCATCTGGACTATTGAGTTGTCTTTGGAATCCGACATAGCTTTGTCCATTGGATCCTCTTACAGAAAAGTCGGCAAAAGGTTTTATATCATCATATTGATTTACCACATTTATCGTGTCGTCACTTCCTGAAGTAATTCCATTAGTGAAATCAATTCTGTCACCGACAGCCCAAGAGTGTAAATTGTCATAATCTGTAGAGGCAACAAAATTCTTTTTGTACTCGTACTTTCTACTACCACACTTACTACCCCTTTTTCTTCTACTTGCACTTAATCTCATTTCAATTAAAGATCCTGCGGGAATATCTATGTCTATAAATGGATATGTAACTGGTGTACTTCCTGGAACATAGTCGGGATTGTCAAAAGAACAGCTTGCTGTAGCAATAGGATAGTCATCTCCATCACCACCACTTCTTTCCACAAAGGAATCAGGTGGCTTGTTGGCTGCAAAATTAGAAGGCTTAAGTCTCATGTATGTACCCGTTGGCTGTCCACATTCTCCCGATATAACAGTGCCATCAGCATTTTTCGTACATAAAAAATCTTCTGCTTCGCTACCAAAGCCTAAAACTTTTGTCGATGCACAATTTAATACAGGGCCATTAGTGTCAGATTTTACAAATAAAGTTTCATTATCTTTTACCTTATCTCTATTGTCACCATCTAACAAATAATAAGCATCACCCGTTTCTTCTTCTCTAAAAAATATATTACTATAAATTGTTCGATACAATCCCTTAGATTCTTTAATAACAAACTTATACTTGGTTGCCCAATAAGGAGGGTAACTATTCATTGTTACTCTAATGTTGTTTTTATCTATTGAGTTTTCACATGGAACAAATACCGTGTTGTCAGTATCAACTAAAGCGGTTGATGCTCTTCCGTACTCATCCATATAAACAACTGCAACTTCATAATCTCTATTACTATGTAAAGACTCCTTTGATGAACTTTGAGAATACAAGCCTGTTGCACTAACACATTGCAAATATTCATAAGCAATAACAGAAGGAACTACAGGCACAGGGGGCGCTACAGTTTGATCAAATTCTTGAAATTTAAGAGCAGGCAAAGTAAAGCTTATTTCTGTGCTTCCTAAAGAAGCTCCAATAGATATTCCTTGTGGATCGGCAGTTAAGCCAAATCCCACTTTTTCAAATCCACTTTTAGTTACTGCACCACAAATAAATATATCTGTAAGAGATGTTCCTTCAGTTTCAGTGCCCGGTGGATTTCCTATACATGGATTATCAGCAATAGGAACAAACTCATTTACAGCTGCTATAAATTCAGGGCTCGTTGCCATTTCAAAGACACTCGAATAATCCTGTTGTAATACAAATAAAAATGTATGTTCAAATAAATTTTCAGGCTCGCTGCCATCTGGATATGAAGGATCTCCTGTAAATCCTGCGCTAATAAAATTAAAATCTACGCCTATTTGAGCGCCCTCTTCCAGGACTATATTATCTCCTCCAAAATCAACAGTAGCAGTAGCGTTTGTAACTACATTAGATCCATCTACAGTGTATGTAAAATTAGACAAAGTTCCTGTTATTTCATCTGAACTTAATGATTCATTAATTAATTGTAAATCATAATCTAAATAAACTTGCGCACCATTTTCATCAACTATATCATATCCATCTACATAGTTTCCATACATCAGCCTATTGCCCATTATTGTTTGAGCTTGAGCCTTTAATGGAACGTTGTCAAACAATCGTAATAGTTGAGCTTCAGGAAGGGTAGTGTATATTTTTTTATTCGTAAAACTTATAGTTTGATCCGTGTCATCTAACCATCCCTCATTAACCTTGTTAAATCTTTCTATTACATTAACACTTTGACTTGTGCTAAATTTAAAAATAACATCTAAATCTTTAACGTTTTTACCTCCAGTATCAAAAGTTATATCGACTGTGTTAAAAATATTTCTCATCCCCTCTTGATTATAGTTGCTATAATCAAAATTAAATGGCCCTGGTGTACAAGCATATCTACTAAAAGGTGACATGGCTGAATATTCGCCATCTTCGTACTGCCATCTATAGGCAAAACTTATCAAAATTTCTTCTAAATAGTTTTCGCCCCCTCCAACTTTATATTGTTTTATTTCTGGAGCATTTAATGGAGGAGCTAGAATAACTCCTATATCTTGTTCTGTTAGCAAATCACCAGCTGGTGTGGGTAAGGCATAATTTCTATTAACATTGATTTTTCTTGGGGGATTTAAATTGTCAGTAAAAAACAACAAATCTCCAATTAGATTAACTCCATTAACTATAAATTCTTTGTCAAAATTTAATACGGAAGTTGATATTACGTGGTAAAATAAAACAAAAGTTCTCGTGTTGTAGGAAACAATTAAATCTACTTTGCCCGTTGAAGAGGCTGTATTGTTTTTATCATGTACAAACCAATAAATAGTTTCATTACCCCCATCCTCAAAAGCGCCTATACATTTAGCCTCGTCACTAAGAGGTGAGCCGTTAAACTCAAGTTGAACTAAAAGCTCGTTACCTTTAGAATTTTCAACAGCTCCTATTTCCGTGCCCTCTGTAGATCCAAGTCGAACATTTAACGCATCAATGTATTCACCCTGTGGCACAAGGCGCTCATCAACGCCCTTATTCATGCGTCCTTTTATAAAGTTTTTTGAAATCTTAGGCATATTACTTTATCCATTTATTTTGCCCTCTTAGATTCATTAATAATCTTCCAGGGTGTATATTACTTAATCTTATTTTTGCGTTCCTTAGAAGCGCTGATTTTTCCTTTCTAAGCCTATTTACTATGTACTCCTGAATACCTAATTTACTATTTAATATTGCGTATTTCATTGAAGCATAAATAAATTCCTCAAAAAGCTTGTTTACACTTACTTGAGAATCATCTCCCTTTTCCATGCCATCGGACACGTACTCCAATACACAAAGTTCTCCAGCCATATCTGAACTAAAATTAATAACCCCTCCTTTTCTGTTTATACTAAAAGTAGGATTTTGATTTGCCGTTTCGGTATTCAAACCATATCTAGCTCCCACTGGATATTCAAAATACCAGAGGCCATTAAAAAAATATCCTTCTTGTCCGTTATAAGGGCTTTGCTCATTTAAATAAATAGATTTTTTCCCACCTGTTATTCTTTGCATGTCAATTGTTGATGTAGAAGGTTTTAATATATTTCCTTGATCATCAAATAATATTTTACAAGCATTGTCTTGCAGGTAAGCACCACTCCAGTTAGTTTGTATGTTTTCACTTAAGGGAAACAATGTTCCATTTTTATACATTGAAATTCTAACCCAATTTACATAATCAGGAGGCATAACAAATCTTAAAGTATCACATACCTCAAGCTCTAAAATTTTAACTTCTTTTAAAGAATCATAATTAAGTTCTTGAATAGCTCTTTTTGCGTGAAAAAGAACATTATACCTTTCAGCATTATTAATTAACTTATCATTGCCAACATACATTAGCATAAAGTTATTTACAATATCATCTATTGGTAAGAATTGATAAGAACCCCAATTAGCACTTTCGCTATTAAAATCTCCTGTATTTTCGTAATAAGTGTAGTCGTTTATATATGCCATAATTATTGTCCTTCTTGTTTATTAGCTTCCATTTCTTCTGCTTTTCCAAATGCGGCAATTTGCGCGTCTCTAATTGAAACTCCAGCATATTGTAAAATTTTATTAACTAAATTGGTTTCATCTGATAATGGCAATTCAAAATTTTGATAATCAGCCGCTGTTTCATCAAAAGCTGGTTCACCTCCCCCAAACTGAACATAAGTCCAATTAGGTGTTTTGGGGTATCTTATATATTGACAAAGTATTCTTCCGTAATAACCAGGTGTGTTTTTAGTGCCCGGGTTTATATTTTCATATCCAAACTCAAAATTTTTGGGATATATCTGAAGTGTTTTATTATCTTGACTATATGCTGGAAATAATTCCGTAGGAGTTGTTAATGCAGATTGACTCAGCATCGTTATTTTAGACTGAGTAACTTTTTCGCATTCATTAACTCCAGATCTCATACTAAATATATTATAATAATCTCCACTGGACGGAAATATATTAGCGCTTAATTCAATACTATCAATTTGAGTAATATAATTATTAGGAACATTTGTAACATACGCTGTTTCACCGCTTGTTAAATTAACCACCATATCTCCTGGTTGTACTCCTAATCTGTAAAAATCCTTTGTGTTATCAACTAAAATATTTCCAGGTGCAACAGCATTTGTGGTTATACTTTGAGCTACTAAATATTTTGTTAGTAATAATACTTTGTTTAATAAATAATAATCTGATCCTGTTGTATCGACTGTTGGAACACTAAAAGTTGTAGTAAATATTAATCCCGAGTTAGTGCTTTCTGGAGGCACAGTAGTATAAGATGGTAATTGCATTGGTTGTAATATTTTTTGTTCTGAAAAAATATTTATTACCTCTTCTAAATTTTTTACAATATCTGCATAATCACTGCCTGACACTCTTGTGTTTTGTTTTACTATCTGTGAATTATACTGATAGAAGTAATCTTCAAAAATGTCTAACTGAGCTTGTTTTGCGTATAAGTTAAAATCATTAGGAGTTATATACCCAAAATTATTCTTATTTGCAATTGAAAGCACAGTAGCTCTAACTGTATTTATAAGTGATGCCATCCTTTGTTTTTCTTTCTACAAAGATAAGAAAAAAAAAGAGGCCCCTTTTTTTTGAGGCCTCTGTGATTAATCTAATTTAGAATCTAATATTCTCAATACTTCTAGCCCTTCATCACTCTGTAAAAAGGAAGCCAATA